GCGCCGGCTGCTCGCCCAGGGCACCCGCAGTATCCGAGCGCCGGCCGCATCGCGTGGGACCTCTGGGGCGGCGCCCCCGGTCGTGCGTGGGCGCGTCGGCAACTATCAGTCTGGGAGCGCGTGCAAGCCGCACGCGAGGAGGAAGAATGACCGAGGAAGGAACCACGACCACGACCACGACCACGGCAGAGGCCGGAGACAACGGAGCGGGTGCCCGCATCCGGCAGCTCATCGCTCGCGTGAAGGAGCTCGAGGGGCGCGTTGCCGAGCTTGCGCCGCTTGCCGAGAGCGCCGAGAAGTACCGGGCGCAGATCGAGGAGGTCAAGGCCGCGAGCAAGGCCGAGCGTGAGGCGCTCCGCACCGAGCGTGAGATCGCCGCGGCTGGCATTACTGATGCCGAGGGCATCGACTACGTGCAACATGCCTACAGCCGGCTCCCCAGCGAGGGCCGTCCCCCGCTCGCGGAGTGGCTCGGCAACAAGGACGCGCTTCCGAAGGCAGTGCGTGCCTACCTGCCCGAGGCTGCTACCGCTGCTCCAGCTGCGCCAGCTTCGCCCGTTACGACGGCGATGCCGAAGACGAACGCAGGCACGGTCACGCAGACGCCTCCGGCCACCACGGCGTGGACGCCCGAGAGCATCATGCGCCTCTCGCCCGCAGAGTTCAGAGCGAACGCCGCAGCCATCAAGGCCGCGCTATCCACGCCTTGACATTCTGTCACTGGTAGGCTTACCGTAGGCGTGGGGGACATCCCCCACGCGCTCGGGGCAAGCTCCCGTAAAAAGCGACAGGCGCGGCAAACTCGAACCTATCTAGGAGGCCACTATGGCCAACATCGACTTCGCCGCTCTTGACGGCAACGCCCGCGCCGCTGCGGTCCTCTACCAGTCCATCGTGCTGAAGCTCGCCGACACCGGCAGCCTCCGCAACGCGCCCTGCTTCCTCAACGTCGGGTCCGTCAACGGCACCGGCTCCGACTCCATCCAGGTGCCCGTCGTCGGCCTCAACGGCACCGACATCATGAGCGCCCCCGGCGACGGCGTGAGCGTCAGCAACACCTCGATCACCTCCGCTGCGGCGACGGTGGTCGTGGCTCGTCAGGCGCTGCGCTACGACCTCACGGACCTCGCCCGCGCGACCAACTCGGTCCCTGGTGGCGTGGATCTCGATGGTCTGTCGAACGCGATGGTTGCGGCCTTCAACGGCCGTTTTAATCAGCTCGCGTGCGCGCTGTCCTCGGGTTTCTCGACGCAGGTCGGCAGCACGGGCGTGGACCTCACGACGGACACGTTCTACTCCGCGATCTTCGCGCTCCAGCTCCAGAGCGTGATGGGCGAGTACGACGTGATCCTGCACCCGCAGCAGTTTAACGACCTCATGAGCAGCCTCCGCGCGGAGACTGGTCCGGCGCAGTACATCGCGGCGAACCAGGAGCAGACAAACGCGCTGGGCTCGAGCTACCGTGGAAAGCTGTTCGGCGTCAACGTCCACCTGTCCTCGTATGTGCCGTCTGTAGGCGGCGTGGACTACCGTGGGATGATGCTCGGCAACGGCGCCATCGCCTACGCCCTCGGCACCCCGGCGCCCATCGCGGCGGCGGGCGGCGTCATCATCCCGGCCGGCGCCCCCGTGGCGGTCGAGTGGGAGCGTGACGCGGCCTCGGGCCTCACCAAGGTCGTGGGCAGCGCCTTCCTCGGCGTTGCGGAGCTTCAGGACCTCAAGGGCGTCGGCATCCTGTCCGACCTGTGATGGTCTGCTAGGCTCTGCCTAGCGCCTAGGCGTGTCCGTGCTTATGGTACGGGCACGCCTTCGTGCGTAAGGAGAAACAGATGGCAGCGAACTTCGGAACGGCAGATGGCGGCAACTTCGCAGCGCAGCCGGCCTCGCGACCTGCGGGGATGGCAACCCTGCTCAACCTGCCGAGCAACGCGGCATGGTGGTACACCCATCACCCGGGACACTGGCAGTGCGTGGACGGCGAGTGGCTCCCCGATCTCGGGCAGATGGTAGCGATCCCCGGCCTCAACCGCGTGGACAAGAACGGCGACACGGCCCTCGCTGAGGTGCACCTCGGCAAAAAGGGCATGACCATCATCCCGTGGGAGGTCGAGCCCGGCGGCTACTGCATCCAGTACGCAGGCGCGAACGGTCCCGTGTTCCTCAGCAAGTGGGAGAAGCCGAAGCTCGTTGCGGGTCAGACGCGCATGACGGTGGATACCGAGGGCTACCGTGCCTTCCTTCGGCGCCTCGTCGCGGACGGCGTGATCAAGGTCCCCGACGCCGACTTCATCAACGTGATCATCGAGCGCCAGGAGCGCGTGGTCAGCGAGCACCAGACACGCGCGCCGACGCACCCGGGCAGCGCGCTCGCGCTCCCCGTCGAGAGCAAGCGCCTCGATGACATGCGCGCCGCACGTGAGCGCATGTATACTCCCGTCAAGGGACCGAAGGCGAAGGCATGAGCGGGGAGCGTAAGGACATCGCAGCAGCCAAAGAAGCCATGACGCGCCGTCTGGTCGAGGGCGGCATGCCGGCGCAGCGCGCTGAGCAGGTGGCACGCGAGCAGGCTCGTAAGGCAGACCGACGCGAACGCGATAAGTAACGGCAGGGGGACACGATGAGCATCAGCGAGACGCTCTACACGGCACGGTTTCGCTCCGGCGAGACCATCGAGCGTGGGCGTAATCAGGATCTCACCTGTCCCGTCTACCGTGCGGGTGCGCTCGTCGCGCCGCTCTCGGGCACGCTGACGATCTATAAGGCAGACGGTACGGTCGTGGTCAACGCCGCGGCCGTTACCATCACGGGCAGTGTGGCGACCTACGCGCTCCTCGGCACGGTGACCACGTCGCTCGCGCTGGAAGAGGGATGGCTTCTGGAGTGGACGCTTCAGATGACGGCCACGATGCAGAACGTGTTTAGGAACGACGCCGCCCTCGTCCGTCGCACGCTCTACCCGGTCATCACCGACGCGGACCTGTTCCAGCGCCACTCCGACCTCCCGGCGCTGCTCGCGACTGGCACGACGTCGTATCAGTCCTACCTGGACGAAGCGTGGGGCACGCTCACGAACCGGATCACGGCGCAGGGACGCCGGCCGTACCTCATCATCCAGCCGAGCGCGCTGCGTGACGCGCACCTGTCCCTCTGCCTCCAGCTCATTTTCCTCGATTTTCAGACATCGGCTGGGGAGGGCGGTCGCTGGCAGGCCCTCGCCGAGCACTACGGTCGCGCCTACACCGAGGCATGGGGGCAGCTCCGTTTCAGTTACGACGAGAGCGACGAGAACAAGGTCAACCCGAACACGAAGAAGAGCGGCACCTCGACGGTGTGGCTCAACGGCCGCGGCGGCTATCCGACCTTCGGTGGCTGGTACTGATGGCGAGCAAGACTGTCAGACAGCTGCGCGAGGACGTGACCGCGCGCATCCTCACGCTCACCGGGTGGAAGGAGTCGCGCGTGGCTCCCGATAACTTCGGGCGGGATGCGGACTCCATCGCACATCGCGCTTTTGCGGTTCTGCCCACCTCGACCGATGATCTGCGCGCCTACCGCGGGCGCCCGGCCGAGGGGCTCCTTGTGGAGACGACGCTTGAGGTGCGCTACTCCTGGCGCCTCGCGCCCAAGGGCATGAGCGACAGCTACGACGATGCCCTTGACGGCGAGCAGAGCGTCATCAACAAGCTGATGGCCTACGACGCGACGTGGCCGCAGTCCTACAAAGTGCAGGTCATCAGCACTACGCGCGAAACGTCGGTACTCGGCGAATGGGTCGTCGGTGTGATAACGTTCCGCATCGTGCACACGCTTCCGCTTCAATAGGGGGACTCCATGGCTGTTTCGTCTGTCGTCAAGAACTTCCGCGACGGTATCATCCTCCTCGAGGACGGGACCACGCCCACGCCGCTCTCCGTCACGGTCCAGTACGAGGCTGGCGACTTCAGCATCTCTGGACTTAACCAGAGCAACACCGAGGCGACGACGTACCTCGACCGTGGCGAGCTCGGATCGGTGCGTAAGACCTCGCGCACGTTCCCAACGTTCTCCTTCTCGGCGCACATGACGGACCTCTCCGATGCGACCGACAAGCAGCTGTGGGACGCCGTGAACAAGACCGGCGCGTTCGCTTCGGCCACGTCCACGGGTGGCACGGCTTCCGACGTGTACATGCTCAAGGTGACGCTCACTGTCGAGGGCACCAACTTCGGCGATTCCGCGGATCACACCCTGGTCCTCACGAACTGCCACCTGTCCATCGACTTCGCCGAAGGTGACCCGAACACGTTCACCATCAACGGAACGGTCTACGGCACCATCACGGCGACCTGACCGAACCCGTAAGCATCGCTTACAGGTTGACGCGCCCCCCGTGCTACATGGTGCGGGGGGCGTTTCACGTCTGAAGGAGGAAGGATGGAAGTCAAGATCGGAAAGCATCTCGTCGAGCTCAAGAAGCCGTCGTCGTTCATGTCGGCGCGCGAGGTCACCATCGCCGTGGGCGTGAGCGCCCTGCGCGGGCTCGGTGCGGCGCTCGGCGTGTGCTGGGCGAGCAAGCCGCTCAAGGCCACGCTGGCCGGCTGCAAGTACGATACCCTCGCCTACGGCGGCGCTGTCGTTGACGAGCTGGTAGCCTTGGGCGTGACCGAGGCCGAGATCTACACGGCCGGGAAGGAAGCCCTCGACCTCGTCCTCGAAGCCATCCCGCGCGAGCCAGAGGTCGCGACGCTCGAGGGTTTTACCGATCCGCAGACGGAGCCATCGACGCCGTAGCCCTTGAGCTCGGGCTCACGTTCTGCGGCGACCCAGACGCGTTCTATGCGTGGACACGCGACCAGCAGGAGCGCGTCCTCGCGTGGTGGCGCGTCAAGCACACGGCGCCACCGAAGCCTCAACGCGGGAAGCCGCGCGAAGGTGATAGTATGTCCCCCGAGGCGCGAGCCTTCTGGGGGATCGGTGGCGGGTAAGCGGATCACGGTAGGTCGAGCATCCACGTCCATCGGGCCCGAGCTCGAGGCGGCGCTCGACCGCATGATCTCTACGACCTACGCCGAAATCAAGCGCGAGGTCGAGAGCATCGCGTCGGACGTGACCGACTACGCTCGCGGCGAGTGGTACCAGAACGTCACGCGTCGAACCGGCAAGACGGGCGAGGGCATCGACTACGAGATGC